TGGTATTAATTCAGGATTTACTTTACCAACTACTGGAGAACCAGGTGATATTTTCTTAAAAATAATCAATTAGGATATTATTAATGAGTACAAAACATACAGGACAATTACAAACTGCTCTTCATGCTGGGTTAAAAATGACATTTGATTATTCATATGTCATTGATGAAGATGACCGCAGTGCTAAAGTTACTTGGAAAATATCTCCTTATGCATATACTGATAATAAAGAAGATGTAGGTAATGCACATTATCACTTAGCTCAAAATGAACAAAGGCTGACATTGAGATGGATTAGAAAAGGTAAAACACATACTGATGGTTCATTCCGTCAACCTGATTCATATTCAAAGAATGGTCATATTGTATATAAAGGGTATACAGATAAAGGTTCTTGGTTAGATCAAAACCATAATGGTGATGAATTTTTTGACACTAATGGTAACTGGACAGGTATTAGAAGATGGGTTAAAATTTTAGGTACTAATTGGGTATCAGGTTCATTTACTGTTGATTATGACAGTGATGGTGAAGCTGCTTTTTATGTAAAAGGAGATTTTGCATGGTGGAGTCCGTCTAATCCTGATAAAAGAATGATATTTGAAAAAACAGTATCATTGAAATCTATCCCTAAAGCATATAAAGTGTCTTATGATGCTAACGGTGGTAAAGGTGCTCCTGACAATCAGAAAAAGATTCAAGGTAAAACATTAACGCTTAGTTCTAAAGTGCCTACATTATCTAATTTTACTTTTGCAGGATGGGGAACATCTGCTACTGATACATCTCCAAACTATCAACCAAAAAGTAAATATACAGCTAATGCAAAATTAAGTTTATATGCTGTATGGAAACATGACATAACATATAAACCAAATGGTGGTACAATTTCAGGTGTTGTTACTCAAACCAAATATAGTAAAACTAGTATAAAATTATTTCCATCGAACAAGGTTTCTAGAAGAGGTTATCGGTTTAGGGGATGGTGTGCAACACAATATAACCCAACAATAAATGTACCTTCATCTGTGAAATTAATTGCGTCAAATAGTACATTTAATGATAACAGTATTACTACTTTATATCCTTATTGGTCGCCTATAACAGACATACCAATCACATTAAAAGAATATTATGATGACAATGTAAAATCTGTTGATAAAGTGATAAAAGTTACATATGATGCAGTTATGTCTGATGCTAATAAGCAAATATTCAATAATTATAATAGGGAAGGTTATAGATTACTAGGTTGGTCTACAACTAAAGTTCCACCTTTCTTAGAAACACCTTCACAAGACCAATTAAATAAATTATCATTATTTGATTATACTAAAAAATATACTTCAGATCCTGCTGGAATAACTCTTTATCCAGTTTTACAGTACACTACTACATGTTATGTGTATAATGGGAATCAATGGAAATTAGCTATTCCATATGTTTATGGTGAAGATAATAAATGGCATCAGTGTTTGATGTATGGGTATTATAATAATACTTGGAAATTATAACTAAAAATTGTAAATATTGATATGTCAAAATTTGATAACTTAACTGAACAAGAGAAAAAGGAAGTACTAAAAATACTTCATCAAATATCAGATAAAGGTGTGTCACAAGCATACAATGCTTTATTGTACAGTGATTATGAAGAAATACCTGTTGATATAGAAACCTTTTTAAGAGAACCAAAATTTCTAGGAAAAGGCTTAATTGATGATGAAGGTAGATTTACTGTATTTCCTTATTGGGTAGAATTATTAAAGAAGATATATCCTGACCCATTTAAACCAGCAACATGTAATACACTGGCGCTTACTGGTTCAATTGGAATCGGTAAGTCATTCGTTGCAGTATTAATAGGTTTATATGAATTATATAGAATGATGTGTTTAAAAGATCCATATGTTTATTATGGATTACAGCCTATTGATAAGATTACTTTTGCTTTTATGAATATTACTTTGGATGCTTCTAAAGGAGTTGCATGGGATAAGATGCAACAATTATTACAGACATCTGAGTGGTTTATGGATAAAGGTAAGGTATCAGGTACTGTAAATGAATTGTGGTCACCTCCAAAAGGAATTGAATTAATTGCTGGTTCATTGAGTAGACATATAATTGGTAGAGCTGTATATTTTGCTTTCTTTGATGAGGTATCATTTCAACCTAATCAAGATATAGAAAAACAGATTGAAAAAGCAAAAGCTTTAGTAAATACAGCTGTTGCTCGTATGCAATCTAGATTTATGAAGAATAATGTTAATCCAACTATATTGGTATTAGCATCTTCAAAAAGAACAGAACAATCTTATATGGAAACTTTCATTGAGTCTAAGAAAAAGAATGAAAGTAAAACTACACTAGTTGTAGATGAACCTCAATGGGTTATCAGAGAAGATAAAAATACACAACAAAAATTTAATGTTGCAATAGGAAATAAATTTTTATCTTCTGAAGTTGTTCCACTTGATGCAACTGAAAAAGATTTATCTATTTATAGAGATAGAGGATATAATATCATCGAAGTTCCTATGGGTTATTATGAGAACTTTATAGATGATATTGATATTGCATTGACAGATATAGCTGGTATATCTACAACAAGTAGTTCAAGATATATTTCAGGACCAAGATTAGTTGAAGTAAAAAATAAGGATATAAAAAATCCTTTTACAAAAGATATAATAGAAGTTGGTAATAGTAATGATGATAATGCACAATATTCTGACTTCTTTAATATGGATTATGTAGATAAGTCTATGATGGAAAAACCACTTTATGTACATTTGGATATGTCAATAAGTGGTGACAAAACTGGTATTGCTGGTGTATGGATAAAAGGTATAAAAACACCTGAAGAAGGTAAACCTGATAATCATGAATTAGTATATAAATTAGCATTTAGTGTTTCAATTAAAGCACCTAAAGGGTATCAAATATCTTTTGAAAAGAATAGACAGTTTATATATTGGTTAAGAGATAATGGGTTCAATGTAAAAGGAGTAAGTTGTGATACATTCCAAAGTTATGATTTACTTCAACAATTATCAGCAAAGAATTTTGATACACAAATAATATCAGTTGATAGGGTAACAGACAAGATATGTAAACCCTATCAGTATTTTAAATCTACTATCTATGAAAATAGAATAGAGATGTACGACAGTAAGCTACTTACTGAGGAAATAATAGGACTGGAAAGAAATAATAATTCTGGTAAGATTGACCATACACCGTCAGGTATAAATTCTAAGGACCAATCTGATGCGGTGTGCGGCGCTTTATGGAATGCCTCTAATCATGCAGAAGAATTTGATTTTGAATTTGGTGATAGAATAGATTCAATGATTGATATATCAGAAACTAATTTGAGTTCAGAAAATATGCAAAATCAATTAATTGTAGATTTTGAGGAAGAACTAAAAAAAGTATCAAGTGAATTTTCACGAGATTTGCAAAAATCAAACAGGGCGTTAACTCCTGGTGATGATTTTTATCTTGCAAATGATATTTTAATAATATAAAGAGGATAATATGGCAGACATAAATACTCCTGAAATTGATATGTTAAATGCTGTTGATAGAGACAGTGATAAAAAAGGTAAAAAGATAAATCCTGTACCTAGACCTGAAACAAATATAGGTTTAGATGTATCTGATGCTTTTTGGGATGCTGTGGAAGAAGCTAGTGATGCAAGTGCCATTGATATAGGCGCTATTAATAATTTTTCCCAGGTATCACAAAATAGAGAAACACTTTATCAAGTATACGATACAATGTCTGAAGACCCATTGATGGCTGCAGCATTAGAAGTATATACAGAAGATGCAACTGAACCTAATGATGTAGGTGATGTAGTTTGGGCAGAATCATCAGATGCTACTATAGGTAGATATGTTTCATTTTTACTTGATAGTTTGAATGTTGATAAGCATATCTATAAATGGACATACAGTCTTATTAAGTATGGTGATTTATACTTAAGATTATATAGGAATTCTGATTTTAATGATGATTTACTGGGTGATGACCAGAAAACAAAATTAAATGAAAGATTTTCTCATCTGACAGATGCAGATGAACCTAATACCCTCAATGAAGAAGCTAAAATGATGCTTTATAGAAAAGATGACCATTTTGCTAATTATATTGAGGCTGTACCTAATCCTGCAGAAATGTTTGAATTAACTAAATTTGGTAAGAGTTATGCTTATATCAAAACTAATAACTTACCCAAGATGGTTAAACAAGATGATTTGATTTCTAATGCTAAGCTATATAAATTTAGAAGAAAAGACATAGAAATCTATAATGCAGTATCATTTGCTCATGCATACTTACAAGATGACGTAAGTAGATCACCTGAACAGGTTGAGATCTTTTTAAATAATGATTTAGATTCAAATGAAAGTAATGCATATACAGTAAATAGAGGTCAATCAATTTTATATAATTGGTATAAGATTTGGCGTCAAAATATGTTACTTGAAAATGCATTATTACTAAATAGATTAACTAAATCTTCAATCGTTAGATTAGTACAACTTGAAGTTGGTGATATGCCAAAAGAAAGAGTTGGCCCAACTTTACAGAGAGTAAAACAACTTGTTGAACAAAAAGCATCAATAGATACTAATGATAGAATGACTGAATACACTAATCCTGGTGCAATGGAAAACAATGTGTATGTTCCTACAAGAAATGGTTTAGGTGCTATTTCCATTCAGCAATTAGGCGGTGATGTTAATGTAAGGGATATTGCAGATATAGATTACTTTAAAAATAAAATGTATGCTGCAATGAAGATTCCTAAGCAGTTCTTAGGTGATACAGATGACGCCACAGGATTTAATGGTGGAACATCTTTATCTATTACCTCTTCAAGATATGCAAAAACAATAAAAAGAATACAATCTGCTATTTGCAGTGCATTAACAGATGTTATCAATATTCTTTTACTTGATAAAGGTTTAGATACATATGTAAATAAATTTACTATCAGAATGCAAGCGCCTGTTACCCAAGAAGAATTAGACAAGAGAAATAATACTTCTTCTCTTATTGGCATTTCTGATGATGTATTGAGACTAGCTGGTGATATTGAAGATCCAGTTATCAAATTAAAGATGACAAAATCGTTATTGTCTAATTCAATTAGTAATCAAGAAGTTATTGAATTACTTCAAGAATATATTGAAAAAGTTGAGGAACAGCAAGCTGAAGAAGAAGCTGCAGAAAATGATTCTAATGATGATATGTCCTCAGGTGGTGATGACTTAGACTTAGATCTTGACTTAGATTTAGGTGGTGATTCCGGTGGTGATGATTTTGACTTAGGCGGTGATGACTTAGACCTAGGTGGAGATGATTTTGATTTAGATCTAGGCGGTGATGAATCATTACCCAGCCCATCAGAACTAGGAGCAGGTGATTTAACAGAAGTTTAATACAAGGAGATTGAGAATGAATCCTTTTGATAAAGTAACATATACTATAACAAAAGATGATATTGAATATACATATGGTGGTACAGTAATTTGTACATATACTGAAGATGGTGAAGATATGGTTGGTGTATCACTTTTAAATAATAGTGGTGTTGTATATGCCAAAGCATCAGAAGTAACAAAAATTAATTAATTCCAATTGATTATATCAAAGGAGTGTGATAACTGAATGAGTACAATTTCAAAACAAGAGTGTTTAAATTTATTATTTGAG